CTTTTCTATTTGATATAGCTCGTTGTTGAAAAATAAAGCGTTGAAAAAAGATTTAATCCTATTCTGCTTTATTATTGGCCTATATAATATAGAAGCTATTCTATGCAGTTGCGTTCCGTCTTTAATATATCCTTCTAAGTCTATAAACTCGTTTGTAGTTATTTTTTGCAAGTTTGGAATAAAGCCCCATTCCCTTCCATCAAACTCAAACCTGCTAACAAGCGGCGGAGTTTCGTCAAGCATGTTGTCTATTTCTTTTAGTATCTTGTCGTTTTCGCGCTTTGGCTGGTCTGGGTCTAGTCCTAGTGTTTTTACGATTTCTCTTTCGACTTTGCCTGCGTCATCCTTAAAAGTTTCTGATATAAGCTTTATTTGCATATATTTTTCAGTAGTAAGTCTCATTTAGTATACTTTTCTTTTTGTGTTCGATGCTTTTAGCCTATGAGTAATGGCATACCTAAACGCGTCAATGGTGTGGTTATACATATCGATAGGGCTGTCGCTTTTTCTGTCGCTCCATATGTAGTTGTTTAGCTCTCTTGCTATGTTGATGCTAGACGGATCTACAACCAGCTTAAAGTTTTGCATAAGCTTTATGCCTTCTGCCACCGAGCCGGCGCCTTTTACGCATGGCTTTATGTTTATGCCGCTTCTTTTTAGCTCTTCAATAAGCCTTGGCTCGGAACTATCTGCTATGACTTCGGTCCTTCCGACTGTGCCTTTTATGAGAGAATATATCTCGTTGGTCGTCAAATGCTCGCCATACATCTCTTCTTTAAGATATATCGTTTCGTTTTTCTTATCGACGGCGACTCTTATCAATGTAGAAGGGTCGGACTTGAATCCAAAGTCCATTCCATATATAAAATCTATGTTGTAATCAAAGGCGCCATAAGACCAGTTTGAGAAAACGACTCCTTCTGCGGTATCTAGCCAGCCACCCATTATGACATGCTCGAACTTTTTAAGGTTTTTCTGTTTAAGCCACTCTATCTCTGATATAAAGCTAGGGTCTAGGTTATTCATGTTGTCAAGATAGGTCGTATGCATATACGATACATTTTCTTTTGTAAGATTTTGACCTTCTTCTATTCCCATGCTCTCAAAAAATCTTTTATATACAAAATGAGTTTTTGTAGTCGGGTTCATTAAAAGTATAATGCGATTTTGCTTGCCTTTTTGTCTTACCGAAAGCTGTATGTCGTCAAAAGTCTTTTCGTCAATAAGCTCTTCTGCTTCGTCTAGAATCCAGGTGGTTACGCCTTGCAATGATTTTAATGATGCGGTCTGTATGCCTGACGCGGTTTTTATGCCTCGGAACAAAATCTTGCTGCCAGTAAATAAGCATGTTATCGAATCCTTTGTTATCTCGAAGTATTCTTTATAGCCAGTCATTTCAAGCTTTGATACGAACTCTGGTATGATAGAGATATGAGCCGACTTCATTGTATATCTTGTAAATAAAATCGTATGGTCTTTCTCAAAAAGCATGAGTAGGACGGCCCAGTATGATACCGAGAATGATTTGCCTGAGCCTCTTCCTCCTGTAATGATGAAGAATCTGCTCTTATCTGTAAAGAGAGGCTTGTATTTTTCTGGCAGGCTTACCATCTATTCTTCTTTTTTCTTGTCGAATGCGATAAGGTCGGACAGATTTAAGTCGCCGACTGTAAGGTTCGTAGTCTGCTCTATGGACTGCATAGGCTTGCCATATACATAGTTGAAGTATAGAGTAATCGCCTTCATGTCGCCTTGTTTTATTTTTTCAAGGAGTTTGGCCGCGACTATGTTTCTATCAATATGCTTGTCTAAAAGATTGATAACCTCTTGCTCTTCGTCTTTTCTTGGTCGTCCTGCGCCTACTCTGACGCCGCCTTTTTTCTTTGGTTCCATTGATTTTTTATTGTTTATTTAAGCAAATGCCGCTACTCTCTCCACCATCTTGCCGATAAGGCCAGGACACGCGCATTTTTCTAGCTTGCTGCTAAATACATCGTTGTATAGAATAAAGAGCTTGTCTAGGTCCTCGCTAACAATGACGGGGTTCGACTTTATTCTTTTTACGAATGCGACTTCTTCTTTTGTGAAGTCTCTGTTTGATTTTAGCCAAGGGAACATCTTGTTTAAGTTTATTCTTCTTTGCTCGCATGCTTCGCACTTGTCTATGCCTAGCGCGGTTGTTGCTTTTTCTATCAGGTCGCCTAAGCCAGCTGATTTGATTGATTGCTTTTTTGCCATATATTATTTTAAGTTTTCATACTCTATTCGGATCTTCTCCTTTATTTTGAGTATTCTGTTGTTTATCATGACGAATGATATGCCAGACTCTCTGCTAATGCATCGCTGGCTTTTCTTTTCTATAAAATGTATTCTATAAAGCTTCGCGTCGAATATGTCTAGCTTGCTTACTGCTTGTTCTAGCGCAGCCATTTGCTTTGTTCTTTCGTAGTCAAGGTCATAGTCATAGTCTTCGTTGTTGCCTTCGTAGTCTATATCGCCAGATCTATCGGTCATTTTATAGTCCTTCTTCGTAATGTGATTGATATGCCGATTTCTCAAAGACATAAATATATAGCTATCAATGCTTTTTATATCATCTTTATCGTATATGTCTATGAGTATCTCTTGAAGTATGTCTTTTGTAAGATCAAGGTCTATGCCAATAATCTTTCCAAATCTCAACCACCTCTCGAAGTCGGCATCTTTTATAGTCATCTATTCGTCTTGAATCGATTTGTAGCCACATTAAGAGTGGTTGCTATAAAGAATATAGCAGCGGATTCAACATAGCTTATATTAAGACAGAAAAAGTGCTGGTTGATTTTCCAGAATATAGGTATTAAGACGGCAAATGATATAATACATCTTGCCAGCTGCATAGAAAGCCTTTTTTTAAGGTCGTCTTTTGGTATAAAAACTTTAATCTTCATTGTTTAGTAGCTTGTTTATATCGCCGCCATTGTTTTTTACATACTCAATGGTCTCTTCGTCTGCCCTTCTTTTTAAGTCTTCATATCTTATGGAGTATCTGCCTCCTTCCATCTCGAAGAATAAGATGTCGTCTTCTTTTTGATTTTCTCTTTCTTCTTCGGTAGTGTATTCGTTGTAGTATAGAAGCAGCCTGATATGAAGGGTCTGCCCGTTTTGCTCGAAAAACTCTTGTTCTGTCATGTTGTATATATTATTTTTTGCATATTCCTAGTCCAAGACTAGTCGCGCTGTCGCTTCTTGTTGCCATTCTTGTATTGCCGTTTTTAAGATTTTTGTTTGGCTCAACAAACTCTCTGTATTTTTCATAGTCTTCTATTCTTGCTTCGGCAATCTTAAAGTAGTCTTCGTCCATCTCCATGCCTACAAAAGAAAAGCCTTCTAGATTTGCTGCTATGCCTGTTGAGCCGGAGCCCATAAAAGGGTCTAGAACTATGCCGTTTGGTGGCGTTATCAATCTACATAGGTATGCCATAAGACTGACTGGCTTTACGGTAGGGTGTGTGTTCTTTTTTGCTTTTAATACCCATTTGTTATCTTTACAATCGCATGGTTTTAGTTGAGGCGCTTCGCATATAGAGCATATTCTATCTAGTCCATGTCCGAGTCCTTCTGGTTGTTTTGCTTGGAAATCTTCTAGGCCCATGTTTCTTTCCTTCTTGCCTACTTTTGCTTGATAGAAAAATCGCGAGGCGCCTCCTTTGTCGGAATAGTCCCCAATAATCATTTTCTTTTTATGTCCTGATGCTTTGTTTTCGCCGTCATTAAATATATTGGCTTCTTTGCCTTCAACAACTTTGCTTTTTCCTTGCGATTTGCTAACTCCGCTTTGCTCGTCTAATGCTTGGCCGGCTTCTTCGTCTAATATAATGTTGGCTGGAAAACGACCTTCTGTATTATGTTCGTGTCCTTCACCTATACCAAATGAACTATTCTTTTGATTTGAGTTTAATGAACCAGGTATAGATGATTTTTCATCTGCCTCACTAGCATATGCAACTCTACATCCATCTATATTTATGCCACCAGTGCCCCATCTTAAAACATTATCAACAATAGTCTTTTCGCTTAATGGCTTTCTTGCCAAACAGATAGGTTCATTTGCTGGCTTTAATGCTGTGCCCCAGCCTTCCCACTCGGAGTTGCCTTTTGTTATGTCTAATGATATATGTCCTCTATCAGCACATGCATGCATTTTTCCACCTTTTATATCATCTGCTTTTCTTTCGCCGACGACTTCTCTATCATTGCCTCTAATCTTATCAACAGATTTGCCTATATTATGCGATTTCGGAAATCCCGACCCATAAAGCCACATAATCTGATCTCGTATCTCAAATCCAGCATCTTCTATATTTACTGCCATTCTGTGATATGTTCTTGTTCCTCCAAAAGATAGAACATGCCCTCCTGGTTTTAATACGCGATATACCTCTCGCCAGAACTCAACTGACGGCACATCGTAGTCCCACTTCTTATTCATAAAAGATAGTCCGTATGGCGGGTCGCTAACGATGCTATCAATGCTGTTGTCTTCTAGTTTTTTAAGGCTTTCTATATTATCGCCTAGTAGTAGTCTTGTCATAATGTTTTTTATTTTTTTAAGAACTCTCTATATTTTTCGTAGTCGTCTATTCTTGCTTTGGCAATCTTAAAGTAGTCTTCATCCATCTCCATGCCAGCAAATCTAAAACCTTCAAGCCTTGCTGCTATGCCTGTTGAGCCGGAACCCATAAAAGGATCTAGAACTATGCCGTTTGGCGGCGTAATAAGCCTACATAAATAAGCCATAAGACTGACTGGCTTGACGGTTGGGTGTGTGTTCTTTGCTGGTGCTTTTATTGCTTGGTATTTTGCCGCTACTTTTTCGTTTTTATAGTCTGTATTGCTATCATCGTTGTTTTTCATCCTCGATTGCTTTTCCTCGAACGCATCTAGGCCCATGTTTCTCTCCTTCTTGCCTACTTTTGCTTGATAGAAAAATCGCGAGGCGCCTCCTTTGTCCGCATATGTGCTTTCAGGACTTCTTTGTCCTCCTGCACTATTTGCTACAACTCTACCAGATGCGTCATTTTGATATACTTTGTTTGATTTGCTTGATTTGCTAACTCCGCTTTGTTCGTCTAAAACTTGGCCGGCTTCTTCGTCTAATTTAATGTTGGCCGGAAAACGACCTTCATTTATTATATCTTCTTCTAACTTATTCCATCCGCCATTAAAACCATCTTCATACTTTCTTCCACCACCGCCAGTTATTTTTATATTTTCGGTTCCAATCCTACATCCATCTATATTTATGCCACCAGTGCCCCATCTCAATACATTATCAACGATAGTCTTTTCGCTTAATGGCTTTCTTGCCAAGCAGATAGGTTCATTTGCTGGCTTTAATGCGGTGCCCCAGCCCTCCCACTCGGAGGTGCCTTTTGTCATATCATGCCATCTTTCGTTTTTATCTAATGATTCACCAGTTGCTTGGAAGTTTCCAGGTTTCATACCGGCAGTGCTTTTTCCAACGACCTCTCTTTCATTGCCTCTGATTTTATCAACAGATTTGCCTATATTGTGCGACTTAGGAAATCCTGATCCATAAAGCCACATGATCTGGTCTCTTATCTCAAATCCAGCATCTTCTATATTTACTGCCATTCTATGGTATGTTCTTGTTCCGCCAAAAGATAGGACATGCCCTCCTGGCTTTAATACTCGATATACTTCTCGCCAAAAATCAACTGACGGAACATCATAGTCCCATTTTTTTCCCATAAAAGATAGTCCGTATGGCGGATCGCTAACGATGCTATCAATAGAGTTGTCTTCTAGTTGTTTAAGGCTCTCTATGTTGTCGCCCAATAATAATCTTGTCATAATGTTTTTTATTTTTTTTATATATATTAAAACTTCTTCTCTCTCTATGAGAAGTGCTTGTTGTTTTTGTTTAGGGCCCAGTTTATAGAGTAATGCGACATATGGTTTTTTTCTCTGGCTAAAAGATGCTTTCTAAAACTTGCTTCTAGCGCCTTGCCTTTAATCTGGTGCTCTTTTTTATACTCGGTGATACTTACATACTCCAATATAGAAAATCGCCAATCCTGCGGCTCCGTTTCAAGCCAGTGAGCTGCGAATAAGGGCGAAGAATGCTTTTTGTTTTTAATGCTCGTGTAGTGGCTGCCCCATCTGCTAAATATATCGACTGACATGCCAATGTAGAAGTAGCCAGTATTTATGTTTTCAATCTTGTATATTCCAGCTAGCTTTATATTCCCATACATATATTTTATAGTTTATTTTTTTTATATGTTCTATATATAGCAGAGCGCTTGCTACGCCTTGGGGCTCGCGCTACAATAAGATGGTTAAGAAGTTAAGATGCCAAAATCTATTATAGATATAATATATATACTATATCATTCTATTCTCCCT